CGTATGGGCATTTATTAGTCGCATTTGAGTCCTAATTGCAGGCTCCTCATTGATGAGAGCACATACCTTGGCCCCTTGTGTGGCAAAACCGTTCCGACCTGCGACCAAATTAACCCAGAACGCTGTCTTGCCACTTTCGGGTCTGGCAAAAACAATAATTAAATTGCCTTCACCAATTCCGTTTACCTTCGTACGTAAATCCGTTAAATTAAATTTCCATTTTGTATTGTCTTTCAACGCATCAATAAGTTCCAATACATCATTAGTGATATTGTCGTACTCCTCTTTATTGATACCCTTAAGTTCGTCAATTAAATTTTGTATATCCGTAAAACCTTCTTCTCCCGTATTGTTATACACCCCCGTAGCAACAACGGCAATACGCCTTGCTATGTTTTGTTTATGAAGTGCTTCAAGAATGGTCTTGGCAATTTTTTTATTTGGTTTTTCTTTTTTAATTTCTTTCAATAAGTTATAAAAATTATCTTTCGCCACTCTGGTTAAAGCAGGGTTATAGACTTGTGTGTGTAACGCTGCAATTTCATCAATACTTAAGTCCATATCAGAATCAGAATGTGCTTTTGTTATTGTTTCATACAGTGTTCCCGTTCCATTGGTAAACATTGTCTTTGATACTCGACCTTTATTTTCTTCATAAAAATCTTTTTCCAGCAATAAATTTATAAGTTGTTTTTCAATCATGTTGTTCGCAGTTGTTTTAAAATTTCTTTCATTCTCTTTGTTTTCGTTTTGTTTTTCCAATGTTGCTTATAATACTTTACACTCTTTCTGTCAAGTATGCACGGTGATTTATCCAATGGCCATGTTCGTAAATAAGACAGATATCCACGATAGCTTTGGGCATATAGAGGAACTTCCGTTCTCTTTACTTTTAGTTTTTTATATTCCCCTGTAACGGAATAAATACAATGAAAATATTTTTGTTTTTCCATGACGAACCACGGGTATGTTCCGCAATCAATTAGTTTCCACATTTTTTCTCCCCCAATCATCTGATTTGTCAGTTTCTATAGATGTTGTTTCATGTTCAAATAACTTTGCTATTGGAATAACAACACACATAGCTCTTTTACCATCCCCAACAAGTTTCGAATAATTCTCCTTATATTTTTCCACAATTTTTCTTAATCTAGATACCTTAAATAAAATTGCACAATGTACTCGATGATTTTCTTTATCAAAAGCATGACACCAATAGTCTGATTCACAACTTTCTTCATGGACACCACTTGGGTGAATACTGCCATCTTTCCAATGACTTTCATATTCTATACATATGTTTAAAGTTTTATCCCACCAGTATACTTCATGTTTTACTTCTATTTTTGAATTAACTAAAACCTCCTGAATCTGGTCTTGACCTCGTTCACCATATTTTAAGTCTAAATCAAAACCCTTATTAGCTTTTTTTTCTTCCATATATTCCTTATGATTGTCGCATTATAGAGTAGTCATTACCCATTTCCCATTCTTCCGTGCCCTTGCATAAACTACAAATTCTATTGTGATTTCCCTCGCTTTTAAAATCTTCATTGCATGAAAGGCATGGGCGTGTAGTACCGTTTTTTTTAAATTTTCTATCGTGTACAGCACCCCTTCTAAAAAACCCACTGCGGGCCTTGGAATTTCTTTTAAACTTTTTTCGCATTTTTTTTATTCTCCTTTAATTCATTTGTCCACATTTTAATAAATATGGATAAAAGTTTTTTTACTTTTGTTTTTGTAACACTTTTTTCCTGCAAGGTCACACTCAAAAAGTTTGCCAACGTATCTATAAACATTTTACTGAACATTGTTACACTTCTCCTTGTCCTTTACTTTACTGCAATAAAATTCTTTTGCTCGTTCTTTTAATTTATTTTTTTTATTTTCTTTGTTAAGCAGTATCTTTTCCTTTTTAGTTGGATTAGGTTCCCCTTCCAAAACAGTGTCGATTACTTTAGCTGTTTCTTTTGCAACCATAAAGGCACACCCACTGTTAAATAAAATTACCAACAACAATAAAAATTTAATCATTTTAATATACTTTCTATTTGGTTACTTCCATAATATTTTAAATCTTCCTCAAGTATTTTTACTTTAGTATCTACGTAGTATCTTAATTGATTGCTTATGTCAAACGCCTTAACGGTTGCGTCCCTGTCCAATGCAACTATAATTTTTTTAAATCGTTTTTTTAATACGGGGATATAGCTATCCGGTAAACTCGTACCCATTAAAGCCACGCCACAATAATGCTCCGATACAGCACAGGCACTGGCACAATCCTCAACAATAATTGCCGTGTCACTTTTGCCACACATAAAAGGATAACTCTTATCCCCATACATAAACCATTTCGGGTATACATTTGAATTTAATCCTCTACCCACGGCACCCACTATTTCATTTTGTTTTTTTATTATGAACACGGCACGATGTTGCCTGACATCATAACGCATGTCCATAAGACCTTCCATATACGCAACCATGCAATTATTTTTTTTCATGTAGTCTGTGCATTTTTCTGTGTTGTAAATGGAAATGAAATTATCTGGAATCTTAAAAGTTTTTTTATTGTGTGATAGTACTAATGATAGTAGTGAAGATTCTACATCTTTCATTGACATTTCTTTTTGGGTTTTACCTTTGGCATCACATGATGCATGAAAACAATACCACATAACTGTGCCATTGGATTGTTAATGTGTTTGTGTGATTGCAGAAAGGACAGTCAATTCGTGTGTCCACTTCGTCACCCTGAATGTAGGTTTCTATAATTGATAATTGATTTTTAATTTTCATGTGTGTGTTTGTACTTTAAAAATAAAAAAAAGTCAAGTGGTAGCACACGCTTTAACACGGCTTTCCACTTGACTTCGTAATACTTAGGGGCGATTTACGTTGATGTTCATGACCACATTGACGACACTACCCTTTGTATTTCATACGCTCCTTCTGACGCTTGATTTCTGTTAAGATTTCATCTCTGTCAAAAGAATCGGATACAAAACCTGCCCGTTCGTTAATTATACTTGCAATATCTTCGTCACTTTCATGAGAGTTATCAATAGTAGCAAGCATGATTTCCGTAAAAGCACGCTCTTCATCTTTTTCCGATGGCATATAATCCTTTCGGTTACAGTTGTTATTTCACCTACTTAAAAGCAAGTGTGAAATAATTCCATCAGAAAGGGGATTTGGAATAACTCCCTATCTCCCCAATTTTATTACCCTAAATTGACTTACCAACATAGAGGCAATAAACTCTAAACTTTCGTCTAAGGGTTTTAGATATCGCTCTTTCTTAGATATCTTCATTCCTTCGTCA